CCGCATCCCATGACTAAAGAGCCACGCCTCACGGACCTTGGCCCAGGCACCAATCCGGGCGTGGCCAGTTTATGCGGTGTAGCTAGGAACATGAACCGTAGTGTGGTAGCGTAGCCCCTTACTTTTTGAGAGAGGATTTGTCATGCCGAAGGTAGGCTCCACGCATTATCCGTACACCAAAAAGGGTAAGAAAGATGCCAAGTTAGCTCGTGAGAGGCAGGCATCAAAGTTCTCCGGTGGCGGAAAAGTGAAAAAGTCCAAGACCAAGTGGAAGAAAAAATAGGTGGTGTGATGGCTTGTAAAGAATGCATGTGTCAGTTATGCGGTGACGAGTGCGATTGTGAAAGCTGCACTCCGGATAAGTGCGACTGCACTCCGGATAAGTGTGACTGCGGACACAAGATGTCTGAGGAGAATGGCAACGGTCTTTTGCCGACGTATCGTGTCTAGAAAGCACTAGTTAGAAACGAAGGAGAAGCCAATGTTTGTGACAGTTAGCGAATGGGTGATGGAACGTGCCAAGGAGCCTTCCTCCTGGGCAGCGGGCGCTGCCGTGTTAGTCGGCTTGGCAGCTTTTCTTGGTCAGCCTTGGGTTGGCGCAGTTGGTGTAGCGGCAGCGGTTATAGCCGTTGTTGTCAAGGAACGCGGCGGTCGCTTTTAAGAAGTGAGATAAATAATGGCTAGAGAGCCCTTTCCTGTTTCGTTAGTGGAACGGCAAAACGACGACCCAAATCTTATTGAGATAGAAGAAGACGTAGAGCTTGCTGTTCCCGGCGCATTTTCGACTGTTCTGGACAACGTTCCGGAAGAGATTGAGATAGAGATTTCCGAGGATGGTGGCGCTCTAGTTGATTTTGATCCGCAGGAGACTCGCGGAGGGGAGGAAGAGTTCGATTCCAACCTTGCGGAGTTTCTTGATGACGGTGAGCTTGGCGGCTTGTCCAACGAGCTTATGGCGGAATTTGAGGCCAATCGTTCCTCTCGCAGCGATTGGGAGGAGACCTATTCCAATGGGCTAAGTCTTCTTGGTCTCAAGTACGAGGAGAGATCGGATCCTTTCAGGGGCGCGACAGGCGTAACGCATCCTCTTTTGGCTGAAGCGGCTACGCAATTTCAGGCGCAGGCGTTCAACGAACTTTTGCCCCCTTCAGGTCCGGTAAGAACCGTGGTCATGGGCTCCATGTCACGGGAAAAGGAGGAGCAAGCCTCCCGCGTCAAGGAATTTATGAACTACTACATTATGAACGTGATGGAGGAGTACACTCCAGAGTTTGACCAGATGCTGTTTTACCTGCCTCTGGCCGGGAGCACCTTTAAGAAGGTCTATTACGATGAGAGCATGGACCGTGCGGTGAGCAAGTTTGTTCCCGCCGAGAATCTTGTCGTTCCTTACGAGGCGAATGACCTGGAGACTTGCCCCAATATCACGCAAGTCATTCGTATGCCCGCGAACGAGTTACGGAAGAAGCAAATATCAGGCTTTTATCTGGATGTTCCCGTTTTACCCTCACAAACGGAAGAAGACGACATATCCAAGGAAATGAGCAATATAGACGGCGTTTCACCGTCTAATATTGATTACGATTGCTCATTACTGGAATGTCATGTCAATTTAGATCTTAAAGGATACGAAGAAGTAGACGAAGAGGGTGAGGAAACGGGCATTAAAGTCCCGTATGTGGTGACAATAAGTCAGGATAATGGCGCAGTTTTGTCGATTCGGCGCAATTATGCCGAAAATGACGAGAAGAAACGCAAGGTACAGTATTTTGTTCACTATAAGTTCCTTCCAGGCTTCGGATTTTATGGGTTAGGGCTCATTCATACTATCGGAGGGCTCTCCAGAACGGCTACGGCAGCTTTAAGGCAGCTTATTGACGCCGGAACGCTCTCAAATCTGCCCGCAGGCTTCAAAGCGCGAGGGTTACGGATAAGAGACGACGATGAACCGCTGCAACCAGGAGAGTTCCGCGACGTAGACGCTCCAGGGGGCGCGATTAGAGACAGTTTGATGCCGCTGCCCTTTAAGGGTCCGGATCAAACACTGTTTCAACTTTTGGGCTTTGTCGTTCAGGCGGGACAACGGTTCGCGACCATTACAGATTTGAAGGTTGGCGACGGTAACCAGCAAGCTGCCGTTGGGACTACTATTGCTATGCTGGAGCAGGGTACGCGGGTAATGAGCGCCGTGCATAAGCGTATGCACTACGCCATGCGCCAGGAATTCAAGATGCTGTCTCGCATCATGGCGGATTATTTACCCCCGCAATATCCTTATACTATAGCGAACGCTGATCAGAGCATCATGGCATCCGATTTTGATGCTCGTGTGGATGTACTGCCGGTATCTAATCCAAATATTTTCTCTCAGGCACAGCGCATTGCTCTTGCTCAGACAGAAATGCAGTTGGCGGCTCAAGCGCCTCAAATGCACAACATGTACGAAGTGTACCGGCGTATGTATGAGGCGTTAGGCGTTCGGGATATAGACAAGGTACTTCATATACCCCCATCACGGCATCCAAAACCGGAGGATCCGGCGGAAGAGAACATAAAAACTTTGCAGTTGGAATCTTTAGTTGCCTTCACAGGCCAGAACCACGAAGCACATATTATGGCCCATCTTGTTTTTGGCTCTTCGCCAACGGTCGCTTCTTCTCCGCAAATAGCCATCGAACTTCAAAAGCATGTTATGGAGCATGTGAAGATCCAGGCCGAGGAGCAGGCTCAGGCAGCAGTAATGCAGCAAATGCAGGGGCAGCAAATGCAGGGCGACCAAAGCCTGCAAATAGAGGGACTGAAGGCACAGTTTATTGCCCAGGGAATGCAACGCGTGAAAGAACTAAGCGCCCAGGTTGCTCAGATAGGTCAGCCGCAACAACCAGATCCTTTGATTGATTTGAAGAAGCAAGAGTTGCAAATGAAGCAGGCCAAGGATCAAGGGGATCTATCCTTGGATCAAGCCGAATTGCAGCTTGATCAACAGAAGGAAGTTCGCAAGGGCGAAGAGTTCCAGGATAGGATACAAAGTCAAGAGAAGCAGACGTTTGCCCGCATCGACGCGGCTGCGGAACGAGATAAGATGCGAAACGCGCAACAACGAGGTTGATATGTCTGAAGTAAAACACATGGGCGCTCCCGCAGGCTCTGCGCCAAAAGCGGCAAACCACGCCGACATCAAGGGCCAAGGTAAGGTTCCCTACGGAAAGATCGTGAGCCGTGCTGGCCCGTCCATTGGCACTGGTAAAGTAACCATGGGCAAAAAGCGGGGCATGGGAGCCGCTCAACGCGGGAGCCGCTTTAAGATCTGCTAAAGTCCTGAAACAGAGAAGGGATTTTATGTGGACTTCTAGTAAAGCATAGAATAGTCTGCGATATGGATCCCCTCCCAGTTGCGGTTTTTGTTCAAAGGACTATTGCAGATAGGCGACAACACATACTGGACGTGTTGGAGAATAATGGTATACAAAGTATGGAGCAGTACGCCAACTTAATGGGCGAACTTACTGCTCTTAAATTAGTGCAACAGGAACTCTTGGGCCTGCTAGAAAAACAGGAGCACATGGATGACTAAGTCTGAAGCTAAAGTAATAGATCTGGATGACACAGTTCAGACCCTGGAAAGTGAAGATGCCGATGATTTTATCGGTAGCGCATACGTTACTCCAGAAGATAGGGTTTTAGACCCTAGACTTGTTGACAAATCCTTGATTGAACGAATGCCGTCGCCTACTGGCTGGCGTATTCTTGTTCTTCCTTATCGCGGTAAGGGTAAAAGCGAGGGTGGCATAATAATTCCCGAAACTATTCGTGATGACGCTCAAATCCAAACAGTTGTTGGGTACGTCTTTAAGGTAGGGCCTTTGGCCTATAAGGACAAAGAGAAGTTTCCCGATGCTCCCTGGTGCAAGGAGGGCGATTGGGTGATTTTTGCGCGTTACGCAGGATCCCGCTTTCGGATTGAGGGCGGCGAAGTCAGGATTTTAAACGACGATGAGATTTTGGCTTGTATTGATGATCCTGATGATATTTTAAGTCTTTAAAGGTGCATTATGGCTGAACAAGAGGAAACGACCATCGATCTTGGTGACGATGAGGTTACCACGGAAGTTGAGGTAGGCGGGGCAGAGGTAAAAACCAAACCGGAAACAGTTGAGCCGGAAACAGTTGAATCGGAAGTCTCTGTATCGGACGAACAAGAAGAATACCAAACCTCTGTACAAAGACGTATCGATAAGCTGACGAAGCGGATGAGGGAATCCGAGCGTCGGGAACACGCAGCGATTGAGTATGCTCAGAATGTTCAAAATGAATCCAGTGCTCTAAAAACCCGTATGAAGTCCCTGGACGAGGGTTACTTATCCGAATATGGGGGTCGTATTACCAGTGAGCAAGAAAGCGCGGAAAATACTCTTCGCAGTGCGATGGAGCTTGGGGATACAGATGCTGTTGTCGTAGCACAACGTAAATTAACAGAATTGGCTGTAGCGCAAGAACGACTTAATCAGGCAAAGATTCAACAACAGCAACAATTGCAGTACCAGGAGCAGCAGCAACAGCAACAGCAACAACAAGCTGCTCCTGCACCCCAACCCGCAGCAGAAGCAGATCCGAAAGCTGAGGCATGGGCCGCACGTAATGAATGGTTCGGAAAAGACGAGGCCATGACGTTTGCAGCTTTTGGGTTACACAAGAGACTTGTCGAAGATGAAGAATTTGACCCGACTAGCAACGAGTATTATAGTGAGCTTGACAAACGTATGCGGAACGAGTTTCCGCAGAAGCTGAATGGGGGCACAAAGAAGCCCTCTCAGACC